GCACCTGTACCTGACACACCTGTTAGTGAAGTCGATACACCAGCACCAACAGTAGCTATACTACCTGTTGATGATGCCCCACCAAGTCTATGTGTATTGCTAAACTCTAGTGATGCATTTATTGCACCTGTAGCAGACACACCTGTTATATTTGGTGCTATGTTTGGAGATATTGTTCCGATTGCGCCTGTAGCACTTACACTACCAAGTCTTTCGGATATATCAATTTCAAAACCACCAGCAGAAACTGATTCTATAGCACCTGTACCTGCAACTCCAGTAAGAGTTCTTGATATATTTACTGCACCAAAATTAGATGCACCATATACACCAACACCGTATTTAGCTGAAGCTGCTACGACTGCCATAACTTACCTCTTAGGCAATACGTATTACTGCAGTACTCGCACCTGCTGCTGGAAATTCTATAGTTAAATCACCTGCTGTAGCACTAACTGTACCACCAAAGTCAATTACACAAATTGCTTTGTTTGATGCAGAAGAGTTGTAAATAATACAACCATCTGCTGAAGTTGTTACGTTAGAAAAAACCTCGTCTGCAAAATCTACGATTGCAGTTGTGCCAGATACTGAAATAGCAGCACTGTCTAAGTTTTGTCCACCTGCAGAATAATTAGTACCACTAGCTTCGTCAGAGTTACCTGTAACATTTGAATAGTTAGTAGTAGCTGCATTATATGTTCCTGATGGTGAAGCTTTAATAAGTGCAAGTTTAATTGTATGAGTATCTAAATCATGGGTTCCACCCAAAAGCTCACTTTTAAAACTTGTACACATCGCTGTTGTTATACCCATTTTAAATCCTCTTAAAAATCTACGCAGTATTCCATTTTAGTTACTTCTAATACTGCATCTTTATCTTGCCAAGTTGGAACATAAACACATTCTATTTGCTTATACCCATTTTCTTTAGCGTAGTTAAACCTATTATTTCCTATAGCACAACGATACTTAAAATCTACATCTACAGGTTTAGTAGGGTCTTGTCTGTATGGTTGTTCTTCAGCATACCGTAGAAAAGTTTTTTGTAACCAAACTATTGGGGGCCAAAGCATACCATTTTCATCTATTGATTTTTTAATAGCAGCTAAAAAATTCCTATCTCTTAAAGCAGCATCGTCCATTCTGGCATATACTTCATCCAGATTAAACACTTTAATATCCCAATTAGATAATTTATTCTTAGCTTTAAGTATCATTTAGATGTTCTAAAGGGGCCACTCAAAAAGCAGCCCCTAAAGTTATTTTATGCTAGTAGATCACGATCTACTTCAGCAGCACCACCTGCGGCAACATGTGCAGTATTTTCGTTACCTATTGGACTTATATCCATAAGTAAAGCAAAAATACGAATCTTGCCTTCGTTTGGAGCAGTTGATGTAGCTTGTAGCTCAAGATCAAGCGTGTCAGCAGCACCTAGTAAAACAGGTACAGAAGCTGTAGATGCAGGAGTAAGGTAACCAACACCTGATGACAAGATAGCCGAGTCATCATCAATGTCTGCACCAGCTATGTACTGATCTACGTCTGATAAACCTAAGTTTACGGTATTACCATCAGCGCCAGACTGAACTGTAGTAATCATTTCAGCACCTGCATACAATACACATGTATCAGCAGGTATAGTTATCGCTTGCACGATGTCACCTGCAGATAATGAGTTGATAGCAGAGTTTGAAAAGTCTAGAGTTGTTTGCACCATGTATGGAGACTTTTTAGGGTTCCCAGAACCTCTAGCACTTACAACTAATGAAGAAACTGTAGCCATTGTTTATTCCTCCCTACGCTGCATTATACTTGGCATTAACAAGAGCTTCTGGACGAAGAATCTTTCTGCCATATAGATGCATACCACGAACAATGTCAGCAAAGCTGTCAGGGTCACGATATGTTTCTGTTTTATTGATTTGCTCCGCAGTTGCGACAGCAGAATCATGTCCAGCTACGATTACACCGTAGTTGGCGTTTTGGTTTGCAGAACCAGTTGTACCTGGGCCTGTACCAACGGCTGGCAAGTTGCTTGAAGTATAAACACGGAAACCATGAAAGTTATTCAAAACAAGACCATTACGCATACCACCAGATTCACCGAAGTCTGCGTTGAAAAGACGTGAGTCTTCATCACGAAGAATTTCCATGAACACTGGGTCTACAACAATCCAACGTCCTTGTGTATCAACTTGTTGTTGATCCAACAAACGAGCCATTCTAGCTACAACCATTGATGGTGAAGCTGTGGCAGTTGGAAGTGCAGTAGCACCTGGCATACGTGCTGCTAGTGGAATTGAGTGATCCCCAGCAGAGGTAGTTGTAATATTGCCAAAGTCGCCTTTCTTTAACTGCATGCTTGAAAGCAATTCGTTAGAGCCAGCAGTAGATACAGCTTTTGAACCATTTACTTGGTCATTAGCTGTGTCTGCTTGTGAGTGCAGAGATGACTGTTTAAAACCTGCTAGGTAACCAAGAACTTCTTGGTCATGCTGATCAGCTAAACGGTAAGCTGCACGGTTAGTTGCAAGATCCATGAAGTTGACATGTGAGTGTGCTTCTTCGATGTCATCAATTTTAAAAGCAAAGTAGTTTGCTTTGTCGATGACAAGAGAGAAGTCCTCATCGTCTAGATCTTGTGCAGAAACAGTAGTTCCACGAGCATAGCTGCTCACAGAAATTTCTGGTTCTTTGATGATTTTCACTGTATCACCTTGAGCAGCAATCTCTCCGAAATAATCAGAGTTTGTGATATCACCAGTAACAGTACTCTTGCGGAAAGCAAGCTGTACTTTTTTCGAGTAAATTACGGAACTAAAATTACCATTAGGTAAGTTACCGTGACCCGATGCGGATGTAAAAGCCATGATAAATCCTCCTGTTATTTGGCTTTGGGTTACAAAGCTAAACGTACATTAAAGAGGCTGAATATTTTCTAGGGTGCAATCTAGTAAAGATTCGCCAATCAATACTAGTTGGGCCTGTACTTACTCAGGTGATTCTTGTTAGTTTAGACTTTCTTAAAGGTTAGCATAGAGGTAGTCTGAATGAGGCTCTGTTTGCTATGACCTTAGTTATATTAACAAATTTAAATTTGTCAACATCTTTTATCTGGCAGTGCCAGAAATATCGTAAATAAACTTATTTGCCCTAAGAGCTTCGTTTATTTTATCTTGATTTTTCTCAAAATCTTTAGTAGACATCTTAGCTACATCAGATTCTTTAATGTAACTTCCAGCTTCATCAGCATCTACAGATGTCTTAGTTCTTTTTGTAACAACAGAAGCAGCAGCTTTTTTATTTGCTTTCTTATCTGTTTTAGTTATTTTGTGATCTATCTTATATAAATCAATAACTCTTACTACAGAAGCAGGATCATCTGCATTTTCATACAGAGCATCTTGAACCCACTTAGGTTGTTCTTCTGCCCAGTTATGAAACTTATCTGCAGCTTTTAACTCATCAAAGTCAGGATGCTCCTGTCTTATCTCTGCTTCTAGTTCTATACGTTTAGCTTCGCTTTGTACTTCATCTATTTCTTGAAGTCTTTTTTCTGCTTTACTAAACATTTCTTGTGCTTTTTTAGCAGCAATAGTTTCTACTATACCTGCAACATCTGGATATTTCTTTGACCATTCAGCAATATCTTCATCAGATTTAGGTGGAGTAACAGAGGTATTCTCTAACCTATTCTCAAGAGCTTCAAGTCTTTCTTTCCACTCTTTTTCCTTTTCACCCATATGGCGTCTTAAATCACCATAACGTTTTTTAAAAGATTTTTCTTCTGCAGATAGCGTTTCTTCTTTAGCTTCTGTATCGGCCTCTTTCTCTTCGGTAACTTCTTCTTTAGATTCAGTTTCACCACGTTGTTGGGCTTCAAGCTCTGCAATCTCCTTTTCTTCGTCTTCCATTCGTTGTTGTCGTTTGGCGTAGTTAGATCCACGTTCAACAAATCCTGCAGTTTTTGGGGTTTCAATTTCTGCTAGTTCAGGCATAGTATTTCTCCTTTTATGTTGGGGTCAGCCGTAGCTGAGTAGCCTTATCGTTATCAGTATAGGGTAGCCTTATCGTTATCAGTATAGGATAGGGTTAATAGGTTGTATAACTTATTTTTTCTTTTTCTTAGACATCAAGCCGCCTTTTTCAAGACCAGTAATTCCAAAACGAGTATCAAGTGCTGCTCCACCTTTCTTTTCTTTTTTAGTCAAATCTTTAGTTGCAGATTCTGCAATTTTTGTTTTTGTTGCTGTCTTTTTACCTGCTAAATTTTTAGTAGCTGTTTGACCAAATCTGATATTTTTAGTTGCATCTTCTCTATTTTTTTGTAACTGTTTTATTGCAGCATCACTAGTTATATCTTTAGAAGTTTTTACAGGAGGAGTTTCTGTAACTTCTGGTGTTGTTGGTTGTTTTAAGTTTGGATCAACACCAAATCCATCGTTTTTAAAATCTAGGATACCATCT